CCGCACCGCGCAGATACGCACCGCCCAGATTGGCACCGCGCAGATTGGCGCCGCGCAGATTGGCACCGCCCTGATTGGCACCGACCAGATTGGCACCGCCCAGATTGGCACCGCCCAGATTGGCACCGCCCAGATAGGCACCGCCCAGATAGGCACCGCGCAGATAGGCACCGCCCAGATTGGCATCGTCCAGATTGGCACCGCCCAGATTGGCACCGCGCAGATAGGCACCGTCCTTAACCGCCGCTTCTAGGCATAGTTTCAAAGATTCTGTTTCCAGCGAAAAAAGCACGCTGCCGCTAAATCTGGGTTTAATCTCGATCTTCATAATTTCTCCTTCCTTGTGGATGATCCTTAAAAGAGCTTTTGCTCGCCGGGCTCCCTACAGGACTGGTCACGCGATTTCGGATCAGTCGCCTCTTTTGACCTCTTATTGCTTTACGGGTGGCTTTGCCGTTAAGACCGCTTATCGGTCGCCCAAGCTGAGAGGTCGAGGGCTTTGGGATGTTTCTTAATTCGCGAACATTAAAACATAACCGTATATGCTTTGTCAAGACAATTTTTTACTAAAGGTAAATTATTTTTAGCCTTAAAATAAACGTAAAATAAGATTGATTTTGAAATTTACTTATGGTAAAAGTATAACCATGAAACTTAAAAAGTATCTTTCAACTTATGATATAAGGCTTTCAGAATTTGCTAAACTATCGAAATTAAAGATTTCTTACCTGTCGCAAATTAAAGATGGCCACAAAACCCCCTCGCTAAAGGTTGCCCTTGCAATTAAAAAAGCAACAAACGGCGCAGTCTGCATTGAGGATTTAATAAACAGTAAATAACCAGCACCATCTAAGGAGCCCATGACCGAGCAGGAATTAATCAAAGAAATATCAGACCGCTTGACTTTGCTGGACAGCTTGATGAAAAGCCCGTGGAGGGAAGTCAAGGAAGGGGTGAAGGTATGAAACGTGGCGATATAGTTTCAACACCTGATGGTCGTGGTGTGATTATTGGTGTGATTATTGGTGTGGCTTTACCGGAAAGTCACCGGGTAAAAAGATATATCGTTAAGTTAGATAAGCCGATACATAATTTTAACCCCTGTTATAGCCCAAAAGATTTAGTAAAGATAATCGGCTTAAGGAGGCCACATGAAGCTAGCCATAGCAATCGCTTACATATCCGGCGGGTTAATTGTTTTACTAGCAGCGATCGGCCTGATTTACGGGCTCGTTAGTATCGTGGAGGTAATAATAAATTGAATATCCAATGGTCATGCCCCAACTGCGGGAAAATAGAAAAGACTTCGCCCAGGGTGAACAGCGTCAAGCACCTTCACGGGAAGCAAGAAGTTGAGCTTTTACCCTACAAAAAGCCCCGAAGATCCCCGAAAGATGTAACCGTTAAAAGCCTGAAGGCAGAAGTTTGGGATATGTTTTCTGAGTGGGTCCGGCGATCCGAAGCCGACAAAGACGGAATATGTGAATGTGTGACCTGCCGCAAGAGGTCTCCTTGGAAAGAGATGCAAGCAGGTCATTACATTCACGGAACATTGTTTTTAATTCCTGAACTCGTACATCCGCAATGTCCGGTGTGTAATGGTTTTAAAGCAGGAATGAACGCTGAATATAAAGAGTGGATGCTTAAAAAATACGGTCAATCTTGGTTAAATAGATTTGAATATTTAGCTAAGCAACCGCACAAATTTACCATTTTTGAGCTTCAGCAATACAAAAAACTTTACTCAGAAAAATTGAAGGGGCTGTAAGTATGAGATCAAGAAATATTAAACCGGGTTTTTATAAAAACGATCTTTTGGCTGAATGTGATCCCCTCGCAAGAATCCTTTTTACTGGTTTATGGTGTATGGCCGACCGTGAAGGGCGTCTCGAATACCGATCAAAGAAAATCAAAGCCGAACTCTTACCATATGACACCTGTAATATCGAAAAATTAATCAAGCAATTATCAGACAAAAAATTCATAACTATCTATGCTGTAAATAACGAAAATTATATAGAAATCAGCGCATTTTTAAAACACCAGACACCACACATTAAAGAACAGGCAAGCACCATACCAGCACCAGACAAGAATCAGACAAGCATAAGTGTAGAATCCCTGATTCCTGATTCCCTTAACCTGATTCCTGATTCCGGATTGCTGAATGCTGATGCACCGGATAAATCCGGCGCAAAAACTCTCCCACAAAAAACTAAATATCTTGATTCGGTATTTTTATCCGAACCCGAATATACAAAACTCCAAGAGGCTATTGGCCAGAAGAGCTTGGAGCTTGGCATTGAGAAGCTTGACTACAGTATCACGGTTAAAGGCGGCAAATACAAGAATCATTACAAGGTTTTGCTGAATTGGTTTAAGCGTGGTTTTCTTAACGAAAACGGAAGTGGTGTAGTTAAGCATCAAGGAATTAAAGCATGGTTAGATGAAAAACAAAGCGAGGTGGTAAATGCAAACGGCTGACCTAAAGAAATTCGCTGTTTTAATGGCGACGCTGGCCGAAGTATTTAACGACGGGAAAGAAGTGTCGAAAATTAAAATGGAAATATATTTTAAATCTTTAGAAAAATATCCCATTGAGCATATTTCCCAAGCCATAAGCAACATGATCAATAACCGGGTTTATCCCTCATTCCCAAAGCCTGCGGAAATATTGCAGGAAATTAACGGCCGGGCGGAGAACAGGGCGACCGAAGCGTGGTTAAAAGTTGTGGATGCTGTGGCGCGAATAGGGAATTATCAGAGTGTAAAGTTCAGCGATCCAGTAATTCATTCCGTTGTCCAGGTAATGGGGGGATGGCCGCAGTTGTGCCAAATGGAAAGCAAAGAAGAGCACTGGAAACAGAAAGAGTTTGAGCGGCTTTATGAGGTGATTGCATCACGTGAAGGGAAACATCCTGATTATTTGCCGGGAACAGTGGAAATGGAAAATTATCGTACAGGATTTGACCGGGAGCCCGAAGTGGTGTGCATTGGGTATGATAAACAAAAAATTAAGATGATCCAGTAGCGGCGGTGAAACAAAATAAACGAAAGGAAAGGTTATGAGGCCATACAGTATGAACGGAAATTATAGAAAAGACGGAGTAAGCGGGTGGAGCACCAGGGATGAACAGCAATACATCAAGCGGATTGGCGAAGCGAAAAAGCGAAACGCCGAGGGGAAAGAAACCGTTTATGAAAATTTATGGCCGACACAAAAGATTAAGTTTAAAATCAAGATGCTCCGTGGCTATTTGGCCGGGGCTGACCAGCGTGTAAATTGGGGATTGATCGACCGAAAAGCGGTAATGGATTTAGTGCACAGAGAACTGGCAAGGCTGGAGGGCTGATGGAGCGCGATAATGAAAATTTGCTGAAAATTATAAATAGCTTTAAACGAGAGGTGCTCGAATGACCGATGGATGGGTAACGGGGAAAGAGAACGTTCTTGAGTATTGCAAGAAGCACTTCGGTTTTCATTCGTGGCAGTCCGTCCGTTATTGGAGAAAGAAATATGCCCTACCCGTTAAATACCTTCCAAACGGAAAGCCTTTCATCATTGTGCCTGAAATAATATTTTGGGCAAATAGATATTACGAAATCAAAAAGTCTGAAAAATAATCACCACCTTTATAGCCATTTATATACCCCTTAGTATCTTACACAACCCCTAAAATTATGTAATACTGTAGCCGCAATGACGAAAACACCACTGGAAATAGGCGAACAGGCCGGTAAAGAAGCGATTTGTGAAACTCGCAAGCAGTTTGAGAAGGCCGGATTCACGGTGCCGAGGATTGCCCGGGAGCTGGCTATTGTAGCCTATTCTGATCCGGCGCACTTCGTTGATGTTGCTAAAGGCGGGGAGCTTAGTTTTAAGACCTTTAAAGAAATGGGCATTAAACGCCGGGCAATCAAGAAGATCCGAGAGAAAACGATCATAACCGAATCAAAAGATGGCGATAAACTCTATAAAACATCAACGGTTGAGTATGAAACGCATGACAAGATGGACGCCCTGGGTAAAGCAATAGCGGTGATCGGGATTCAGAAGCCAGCGGAACACAACGTTAATATTGCCGGTGAAGTCGTTGTTTTAGGTAGCACTATAAAAAAGAAGGCCGGGTCTGGGACATAATGGACGAACCAAGACAATACACTGCAATTCCAACCTTGCTAAAGTTTCATGAAGATCCATCACAACTGCGTTGTGTAGTTGGTCCCGTCGGATCAGGCAAGACCACGGCGGCAACCTGGGAAATCTGCTATCTCCTGCCAAAATTCATATTTGAACAATATGGGATAAGAAAAACAAAGTGGGTTGTAGTGCGCAATACTTACCCGGAATTAATCGACACAACACAGCGCACCTTGTTTGATTGGTTTGGTTGGGGCAAATATAATAAGCAGGAAAAGAATTACATCCTGCGCCACAAGGAAGGCTTTGAGGCCGAAATATTATTCCGGTCTTGCGATAACCCCGATGATGTAAAGAAATTTAAATCATTGGAGCTGACCGGCTATTGGATAGACGAATCATGCGAGGTTCAGGATCAGATCAAGTTAATGCTCAAAAACAGAATAGGGCGCTATCCTGCAAAATGCCCTGTCCGTTTTGGCGTTGAAACAACAAACCCTCCCGATACAGAATCAAGCACCTATCAAGATTATTTTGGCAAGCCCCTGCCTAACCACAAAGGATTTAAACAACCCCCCAGAGAGAATGACGCGAACCTGAGACCAGGCTATTACGATGATCTGATCCGCGATTACGGCCATAACAGGGACTGGATACAGCGATACATCATGGGCGAGTGGGGCATCACAATCAAGGGCAAAGCGGTTTATAATAATTTCCGGTCGAGTTTCCATGTCGCTCAAGAGCCGCTTATTTGGACAGGTGGGCAGCTATTTACCGGGTGGGATAATTCAGGCAACACCCCGGCGTGTGTGATTGTCCAGGTTCCTACGGCTGGCGCGATACAGGTTTTGCGCTGTTACCATACCGAGAAAATGGGAATTGTTGATTTTGCGTCATCAGTGGTTATGCAACGCAATGTTGATTTTCCATCGGCGGAATATACGGAATGGGGTGATCCGGCAGGGTTTGCGAAGTTCAGCCGAAAAGGCGGAGGGCTGACATCAAATGTAGAGTTAATGAAAGATGTTGGCATTAAACTTGAACCTTCAGACCAAAATTGGCTCGCACGTAAAGAGGCTGTTGAAACGCAACTTGGAAAGATGGTCAGCGGAGAACCCGGATTACTGATTGATCCATCCTGCACTCGTTTAATCAATGGGTTTATTGGTGGTTATTGTTACCCGGAAATAGGCGTGACCGGCCATTACGGGGATGATCCAGTAAAGAATAAATACAGTCACCCCCACGACGCACTGCAATATGTCTGCGTTATGCTTAATCAGAATGTCGCAAAGGCGAGAAGAGAAAGACGGCGACATGGCAACGAAGTTTCCCTTGGTGATTACCGGAGCAAGAACATTCCTCAATCAAGCGGCTATGTCGAGGTGCGGCTATGAGGGAATTAACCCGCAGGAAAACAGAATTTATTGCCCGAACCGCTATTCTTATTATCTGCATTCTTGGAGCAGTCTGGTTTTGCCATTTTGACATTGAATCACAGGCGCAGACACCGAAAAACCTTACTGAAGCCCTTAAAACAATCGACACCCAGAGCAAGGCCATTGCCGATCTTAACGCTCAGTTGCAGAAAGAACAGGCTAAAAACGAAAGTCGGATGCCAAAGACAGGGGAAAAGTTTGCCCCGACTAAGGGATATGTCTATGTTCAAAACATTTCAGTAACAAACGACATTGCAACTGGCCGCGTAGTCAACGAGACCGATGATTTTTACATTGGTGATTGGATTTACTGCGACAAAAGATATTTAGTTGAGATTCAGCTTGATGGAAAGCCTTATGGGTTTATGCCAGTAGATAAGATTTTATTCCGAAGAACACCATAGAAAGGAAATTATGGACGTTAAAATGGTTAAAGTTGAAAGTCACAAACGAGAAATCAACGGACTGCTGTTTGAACCCCCGGCGCATTGCACGAACTGCGAAAGGGATATGAGAGTGAAAGAATGGCCTGCCGGCGGGTTGGGACCGTACATATTTATTTCCCTGCCGATCCCCGGCCTTTGTTTTTACCAGTGTTTAAAGTGCGGGGCTGTCATGGGTAATGTCCATGCAGTTGAGAATTTAAAGAAAATCAAAGCGGCACAACTCACTCAAATTGTGAAAGCCGATAATAGAATTATTTTAGCGTCATAGGATTAGAGATGATTATAAAATACAAAGTTGAAACAATAAGAGAAGCGTCAAAGAGAACCAATATCCCTATTTCTAAACTCTTAGAAGCTAAAAAAGCAATGGAAGCCTACCGACAAAAAACGGGGAGCCAATTATTAAGCAAAATAATTCGTGCCGGTAAGATAAAAAAAGCAGTCTTGATTTCATAGGAGGACATCATGGCGGGAACCGTAACAGTAACGAAAATGAGTAATCCCTACGCGAAGGACGGAGCAAACAGGGTTGTAATTGATTGGCTGTCAACAGCAGGAGGCGCCGCCAGTGGGTCATTGTGCAGTTTGTTTGCAGCGGCGGAACTGGCAAAGGGGATTCCTGGCGCGATTCAGCCTTCAAAGTTTCAGGGGAAATTAATTAAGGTCGAGACCATTCCCGGACTGCTGGGCGATTTGGCAACTACTCTGCCCACAGCGGCCTATGATTTAACCCTGCTGGATTCCTACAGCAACGATATCGCTGGTGGGTATTGCAAAGACCGCAGCGGGACGGTAGCCGAACAGTGGGTTCCGGCTCAGCCCGTAGAAGTGGACAGCGATTTAACCCTGACCATTGCCAACGCGGGAGCGACGACAACTGGCCGGGTGATATTACATTTTGAATAAGAAAGGAAAGTCTTTATGAGAATGCTCAACGACAGAGTTTTAATTAAGCGATTACCGGAGGCCACAGTGACGAAGGGCGGGATCATCATCCCCGATGCTTATCAGGAGAAGGCCATGTCTGGGGAGGTGATCAGCGTTGGAACCGGGCGCGTGGAAAACGGACGGCGGCGCAAACTTGATGTGGAGGTAGGGGATGAAATCCTTTTCGCCAAGTATGCCGGCATGGACGTTAAGATTGGAAGTGAGGACTTTTTAATCGTGTCAGAGAATGACATTTTGATGGTGGTGTAAACCACAGAAAGGCAAGTTATGGCTAAGAAGAAAGCAGCAAGGCCGGAACCGGAGAAAAAGTTGGGGATATTTACAGAGGCCGAGGCGAAGAAGCTCGTTCCAATAAAGGAAGATAAAAAGACAGGTGGCATCCCTGTATTAATGCCGCTTGAGAGTGTCACATGGTTGCCTCTCTTCAAAACTCAAATCGAGGATGCTAGTGGCGAACAGTATCTGGCTATCATTGAGCAGAACGTGGAAACAAAGGACATCAGAACGGTAAAGGTATGAAAAAATTGACAGATGATGAGATAAAGCACATTTTTTTGAATTTGGGGAAAGCGGTTAGACGGCACCTTTATAAAGTATATACTGAAACGATCAAGAATTACGAGAAGGGTGTTAAGGCAATGGAAAGGGTGAAATAATAGTGAAATCCTACACCCAAATAGAAATTGAAGCCGCGTGGGAAGTTTACCAAAGCAAGAAGGTAATCACCTATCTTGATAACGGCGTTAAGAAGTTTAAGCATTTGGACGGTAAGCGCCTTGACATGACTGGCATCATGAGAGCGCAGACCGTTGATTTAAAGACAGTGATGTCATTCCCCGAATTTCTAAAAAAGAAATGGAGCAAATGAAATGTTTGGTGAAATATCATCTTTAGAAGGAATTAAAGCGCAAGTAAAAGAAGAAATCGATGAATTGCAATCATCGGTATGTAGTGGGTTTGTGGAAATTAGAAGAATCAATAAGCGAATAAAATGGCAAAAAGAGAAGATTGTCGAGTCCCAGAATTTACTAAAAAAACTCGAAGCTATTAGGTAGGATAATGGCCAAAAGAAAAGTAAAAGCAGTAGTCGATGATACACCGGATAACGGGAAGCTCCAAAAGCTCGTTGATTTCTGCATGGACAAATATCAGGAGTTTAAGGATTCCCCGTATCGCAAGGCCAAACTGGACGAGATAGATGAAGCGAGGAAAGCCTACGAGCAGAAAAAGCAAGCCGTTACATTCCCTTGGAAAGATGCGTCAAATCTTATTGTCCCCTTGACTACGATTGCCGTTGACAACCTGGAGCCTCGTTTAGTAGCTGGTTTGATAGGGGCTGAACCCCTCTTGCTGTTCGATACCTCTGACAAAATACTGAAAACCATTGAAAATGATTTCAATAAAGAACTGAAGGACGTATGCCGGGCGGAAGAGTTCGCCCGGAACGCAGCCCACCAAACCCTGATTGAAGGCACTTATTACGTGGTGCCGATGTACGATAAACAGAAACGCAAGATCAGCGATTTTGTTTATCAGGCGGCAGTCCAGAAAAATCAAAACGGCAAAGCTGTCCCTGTCCTGGGTAAAGATATGAAACCCGTTACCACTGACCGTATTCAGATTGATGAGAACGGCGAACCCTTAACCGAGGAAAAAGAGACCACGGTATTTGAGGGCGGGAAGTTCGAGTATGTGCCTTTCAATGATGTGTTTTGCGCTGACAATCTGGGGACTATCGAGGATTGGGAACGGGAGCCGGTAATAAGACTGATTCGCCCGACCTACCCGGAACTGATGTGGAAGCGTGACCAGCTCGGCTATATGAACATTGGCAAATGGCTGCTCAGTAATAAATCAAACGCCAACGAAAAGACAGACGAAAGTAAAACGGCAGGACAGAAACTTGATGACGCTGGCATTACCGGCAAAGAAACTATTGATAGTATAGAAGTTCACCTGTCCTACCTTTTACCTCTGGACAATGAGGAAGAGGAGGACAAACGGGAATCGTTCGAGGAAGAAAAGATAATCGTTACCATTGCTTTGAAGTCAAAGATTGCTTACCGGCTGGTCAAACAGCGGGAGATAAACTGGAACAATGAGAAGGTCATTAAAAGAATAAGAATCAATGCGGAGCTTGACCGTTCATTCGGGACCGGAGTTTATGGCAAGATCAAGTCACTGCAGAACGGGGCTTCTGATGTTTTCAACAACATTATGAACGAGTCCACAATTCAGATGCTTCCATGGTTTTTCTATGACGAAAGATCGGGATTGAAAGGCAAGCAAGAGATATTCCCAGGTAAAGGCGTACCCTGTGAGAACGTGGAAGGTATTAAATTCCCTGAGTTCAAGGGCGATCCTGGCCGGTTGATTGTTGTATTTGATTCCTTCATTACCTTCTGGGAAAGGATGACGAGCGTTTCAGATCCACAAGTCGGAAGACTATCAGACCGGAAAGAAACGGCAACGGGTATTCTTACCGCAGTTCAGGAAGGAAATATCAAGCACAACTATCAATCCAACTCCATGAAGGATGAATTCTTGGCCTGTTTAAAGACCATGTACGACCTTTACTATCAGAATATGCCGTATGACAAGACCTTACAGTATGAAGGCCAAACGGTTGTCTATCCCCGGCAGGCCATGAGGAGGCCAGTTAAATTCAAACTAACAGGAAGCACCGAGAAGGCCAACAAGATACTGAGCAGGAAAGAATCAGAGGATTTATGGACGCTGTTCAGGGCTGATCCGCTTTCCAATCCGGTTAGACTGTTTGAGGATATTTTAAAGAATTACGGGAAGGACAACCCCAAAGAATACATCAACCCACAGGTAAATCAAATGATTCAGATATTCACTGCATTCCCTGACTTGGTGCCTGTGGTTATGAAGCTGGCGCAGCAGAAACAGATGGAAGCACAGGCAGGCAAGGGGGGCAACGGTGGCGGAATGGCTGCTTAGTAAAGACTTTGCGGAATACCGGCAGGCGGAAGTAAAGGCCGGGGCGGTGTTCTTTAAGAACATCCTGATGAGCCCGCATAATTCGGATTACCTCAGAGGCATGGCCGATATGCTGAGGGCAATAATCAGGATTCCTAAAGACCTGGCGCAGACCAAAGAAGAAAAAGAAACAGCGGAGATCATGGTTAATCTGGCTTACAAGGAAGTTGAGATGCACGTTTACCGCAGTGTTTTGATGGGTGATGAATAATGGATAAGTCTCTAAAAGTGGGTGACACAATTATTTTCGGAGAAGTAATATTTATACATTATGAATCATGTTTTGTTTTATTTAAGAACAAAGCAGGGAATTATTACTCTAAAACATTTAAGGAAATTGAGAGGTTCTTTAATTAATGGCGGAAGAAACTGTAATGAAAGGCGTTACTGAATACTGCGAGGGAATGGATGTTTGCTTAATTGAAATAAGCGGACAAACAAGATTGGCCGTCAAAGCATATAACGAAGCTGGTTTTAATAGCACGCAGGTAGATGTTTTGGAACTTATTGATTGGTTAAAAACCCATAGGCCGGATTTGTTAGCCTGTGTCGCTTAAAGAAAGGTGTGGAGGATGTGGCGATTTATAAAAAGTGTTTTGCTTGGTTTTTTAATAGCGACGTTTTTAATAGTGGCCTACGAGGGATATAACGCAATGACATGGAAAGCACCAAGTTTACCAGTACAGCAAGAACGGTCAGTTGTTCAATATAGCGGAGAGATGCCCCGGCCTTTGACGCAATCCTTGAGCGAAACATATAATATGAGCGCAGCTACTCAATGTGTGGTTGATATTGGGGGCAGCAAATGAAAGCCATCTTAATAATCATAGGCATTATCATTTCAGGGTTGCTTTATATTCCCCTGAGCGTGTTTTTATTAAGCATAGGGATTACAGGATGACCGAAGCCCAAAAGAGAATCATCGTCCAGATACTGAAAGCACTCAAGGGAATTGAGAGGGCATTGCAGGGGTTGATTAAATAGTAATCACATAATTGCTTAAACTCATCACGAGACAAAAGCCGCTTTTCCGAAAGGATTGGCGGCTTTTTTTATTTCGCCACCAGTGGGCGTAATCGCTGAGAAAAGGAAAGGACATAGAGACTATGCAAAAGAGAAATTGGTTTTTCCGTCTCATTAAACCGCTTCTTAATGAACGCGGCGAGATCGGAGAACAACCGGAAGTCAATTTAACTATTGACGCTGGCCTCCCCGAGAAAAAAGAGGCCGTTGATTCGAGCGTGACAGATGTTGATGACATTCTCGAATCAAAAGAGAAGGGCAAAGAACCGCCCGTAAAGAAGGAAGAGGAAAAGAAGGAACCCCTACCCGGCAAGGAGAAAGAGAAACCCGCCGAGGACGACCGTTTCAAGACGATGGAAACAAGATTGACTCGTCTGGAACAGGACAAGAAGAACCTGCGAATTGCTTTACACAAGGAGAGGCAAGGGAAGAAAGCGGAAACCAAAGAGGATGTTACTTTAAGCGACGAGCAACTGAAAAACATTCTTAAAGAGAATCCGGATGATCCGGACATTCAGTTGAAAGTTACGCGGTACATGGCTGAGAAAATCGCTAAGGGTATGAAGGATACCGCCCTTTCAGAAGTCGATGTCAGCCAGAAGAGCAAGGCTATTAATAAGCTGCTCTTAGACCGTTACCCGGCTTTAGCCGATGAAGGTTCAGAAATGAGAACTGAAATCGATGAAGTCAAGGAATCCCTGGGGATTAAAGAACATCCATTCGGTGATGCTTTCGCTGTCGGCGTGAGGGTTGTTGAAAACCTTCCAACGCTTTTAACCAACGCTTACAACAAGGGCAAAGAAGCTGCCTTGGGTACAGTGGCGGAGAAAAAGAGAGGCGAGAAGATCGACGAATCCAAGTTAAGCCCGAAAGGATCAGGCAAGTCATCCGTAGTCACTGAGTTGACCGCGGATCAGGACGGCACGGCCAAACAGTTAAACATGACGGCTTCCCAAAAAAAGATTTACGCCAAACTGGTTGGTAAACAACCAAGAACTCTCTCTGTGGAGGAATAGGAATATGGAAAAAAAGAACACACCCGAAAAAGTGGCGGAGAGCAAGACCACTTTAACGACTGAAGAATCAGCAATCGTCAATAGGGTTTTGGCCGAGAAAGATGATTGGAAACAGATCAAAGAAAGCGAAGTTGATGATTTCCAGTTGGCCAATGATCCTATGGAGTTTCCCGAACCGGCGAAGGAAATGAAGGCAAAAAAGAAATACGCCTTCCGCTGGATAACGAGAACAACCGCGAGAATGGACGAAATGCGAAACAAGCCCGTACCTTTCAAATGGTGGATTTGCAACGCTGTCAATACTCCGTTTCTCGAAGGTTATTTTGATCCGGTTTTGCGCTGTGTCTGCAAACTTGACCAGATGCTCGTATTTAAACCTTTCTGGATGTTCGTCAAGGAGCAGGAGTTTAAGGCCTCTGCTGCCGAGAGAAACGCTGCATCCGGGGATTTAAAGAAGAAGGCCGGGACGGTAAAGGGAGGCGGTGAGCTGGTTGAAGGCAATAAGATTGGCAAAGGTGATGTCCTTCAGCACGAAAATGTCGATGATCTTGTCGATGGCGGAAGGGAGGATGTCATTGTCGAGGATTAAAGGAGAATAATCATGGCCAACACAGATGCTCCTCATGGGTTTCAGGTATTTGGTAAGCTCCTGGGCTGCGGCTTGTACGCAGTTCCGACGGCTCCCACTATCGGATTCTACGTTGGGGATATAGTACAGGGCAGCAATACTTTTATTTCATGCCCTGGCGGAAGAGGAACCCTGCCGGAGGTTTACGATGCAGCGGTTATTTCAACAACCGAAGGTGATACCCGCCCGATATATGGCGCGGTTATCGCAATTTTTGACGAAAATATGTTCCCGGTCAAACGGATTGTTCCGGCTGAAGTGGGTGACGGCACTGTCGCCGGCTATCTTCTTATTGCCGATGATCCTAACCAGGAATTTGAGGCACAGTCTGACGGCAGTATCACGGCGGCGAATATGGATCTCAACCATGAAATCACGGTTGTGGCACTGAACGCCGGTAATGCGGCAACCGGTATTTCCAAAGCAGAAATAGCCTCTGCCGGTTCAGCAGTAACAGCAACAATCCCGCTGAAGATATTGAGAATGGCACATCCCGCAAAGGATGCCATTGACGCAGCAGGATGCCGGTTTGTTGTCAAAATCAACCCCGACTGCCACTATAAGGCAGACGCGTTAGCGATTTAAGGAGGATGGACTATGTGGACAAGAGGAAGATTTACAAATGAGATCGTCCCCGGCCTTTTCGCTGTTGCGGTTGATTCATACGTCAACAAACGGTCTGAAGGCATGGGAATGCAACTGGTCACTATTAAGACCAGCAAGAAGGGCTACGAGGAGGATTCAATTCGATCCGGTCTTGGTAGCGCAGTGGAAAAACCTGAAGGCACTGCAATTTCTTACGATACCCAGATTGCAGGGGCCACGAAGAAATGGGTGCATAAAGTATTTGCCCTCGGTGTTCGGATTTCCGAGGAAGCCATTGACGACAACCTGTATGAACTCAATGGTGGAGGTGAAGGCAGCCTCAAAGAGATTTTTTACGATCTCGGAGAGTCTATGGCTGACAATATCGAAACCCTGTTGGCTCAGTTCCTTAACTCTGGAACGGCCACGACTTATCACACCACAAGAAACGGCTACGCTCTGTATTATGCTTCTCATCCGCGCCTTGATGGTAGCACCTATCAGAATTATGCCAGCAATGCAGATTTAACTTATCTGACTTTCTGGTCTGTTCTGGCCTCCGCTGAAAATCAGTACAACCAGCGGCAGCAAAGAATTAAGAAAAAGGTCGAGAAAATGTGGGTTCCTCCGCAGTTGGAACGCGCAGCGCGAGAAATTCTTTTCTCTCCTGACCGTCCCGATACCGGGAACAGGTCTGTAAGTGCCTACGCACAGAGTGGCCGGAAGATTGATCTGAAAGTCTGGGATCAGTTGACCGACGTTGACGCCTGGCATTTGCAGTTAAACGGCAGAGGAATCATATTCTTCTGGAGTCGGAAAACAAGGTTCGCCAAGGAAGGAGACTTCCAGACCGGCGATATGATGTGTAAAGCGGACCAGAGATGGTCGGCAGAAATTGCCGATGAACAGTGTTTCTATGCGAATATCCCCTAACGGGCAGGAGGTAACTATGAAAAAGTTTATTGTTTTATTTGTTGCCGTTCTTGCTCTGCTGGCTCTGCCGGTTCACGCTTCGGAAACGAAGTATGATTCCATCAGGGTGGCACCTACCGGGGATGATACCTACGGCTACTCGTTAGAGTACCCAGACGGTACAAGGGTATGGAGTATCACAAAAGCCGGGGTTGTTTCGGGCAGTTTTACCCGGAGCATTCCCCTGCCGTTGATGAACTTTGTTATTCCGCAGGGGGTAGTGGCTGCAACAGCAGCAACAACGGCTTCCCCGATTGAAAGCGATACCGTTCCGGGCTTGGCTATGGCGAATAGCGTGCCTTATATCGCTTGGGCGGACGCAAACACAACGCCGGTAATTGCAACTTTCCGGATTCCGGATAATTACGGCAGCGGCGGGGCATTCAAAATCTACGCCACTGAATCGGACAGCACCACGCCGAATCAGATTGATTTTGATGTGTTTGTCAATAAGCACGGCACGGCAACCGACAGTTCAGCAACGGGGCAGACGCCTGTGGCTTTAACGCAGGCCACGACGACCCCGTCACTGGTGACTTTAACTCCGGCAACGGACTTTGCGGCTTTGGTCGCAGGCGATTGGATTACTCTCAGGGTATGGAGAGACGACACGGCAACCGGCACAGGCACTTTGAGGATTCACAGTGTTGAATTTGTTTACACGGCGAGCCAGTAACTTTTTAACCGATACCACGGAGAGGGGGAAATATCCCCTTCTCCTGGTATTAACTGTGATCTTCGCGGTTATATTGTTTCTGCCGAGCGCGACAATTAACTTGAGAGTGCAAAAGTCATTATTCCCAATGATGGCGATCTATATGTTTGTCTCCGGCCTGGTCTATTTTAAGGCCAGTAAGATGATTGGCATTCTCGGAGTGTTCACTTTATTCTACACGGTTTATATTTTTACGCCGGATTCCTATACTTATCTTTTGGTTTCAATTTTTTACATGACCTTCTATCTGCTTATTGTCGTATTTTATAACGATATTAAGAAATATAAGGAATTGATTTATAACCTTCTTTGTATCTTCGCTTTGGTTAATGTTTTATGGCTGGTATTGCAACATTACAATGTTTTCTTATTATTCAATCCAAAACACGGCGGAGCATTGGAGACGGGGTGGTTTGCGAACAGCAACGAAGTGTCTGTTTTTCTGGCAATGGCTACGCCTTTATTCTTCCGGGACAAGTGGCGCTATGGCCTTATTCCCCTATTGGTCGGGTTTACTCTGGCTCAATGCGTAAATGGTGTTTTAACATCCGCAATAATCTCATGCTTATATGTCTGCTATCGGCTGTTTCAAAAGTACGGGAAAAAGATCATTCCTGCCTTTATAGGATGTTTCCTTCTGTTCTCTGGCCTCGTGGCCGGGTACATGGCCTTCGTTCACGAGGGCGGCTACAAACAAAGAATCGAGGCTAATCTTGCAGCTATTGAATTAATCAAGGAAAAGCCTGTCATCGGTTGGGGAATCGGACAAAGTTCTTTTGTTGTCCCTATCTTTCTTAACGGCGAAAAGCTGCAAAAAGACTTGGTGCAGATGAGCTTTGACAGCGTTTATTACAACAAGGACTTCGTAAAACTTTATAAGGAAAAGCACAACTTCAACAATAAAATTGAAAAATACTGGCCGCAGCTCCACAACGATTTCCTGCAATGGACAGTCGAAACGGGGTTTGTCGGCTTATCTATATTATTACTTATCATTTTCAGCCACTTTCTATCCGCGTTAAAATCAAAACCATTTGAGCATGTTCCCTTCTTGGTGGTTCTCGCTGCACTGATAACCGCCAACGCCTTTTTTACTCTCCAAATGGGCTGTTTTCTATTCATAGTCGTTTTGTTTTTGGGGTTTATCCAGGGGGGATATGTCAGTCAAAGAAGTTCACATCGATGATGCCTACTGCTTAACCTGTACGCACAAAGGGGCTTCAGGGCTTACCCTTCATAACAAGGGCGCTCATTTCCTCACCAGTGGCGTTTATGTCGGACAGGCTATCTATAACGATACCGACGGCAGCAAGGGGCTTGTAACCGTAGTTACGGAAGATGATGTCACCTGCACTCTGGCCGGTGGCGCTGCGAATGTCTGGGCTCCCGGAGATACGGCTTATTTCTATAAGACCACGGCAAAAGATACTTTTATTTCATCAATAGACACAGATCACAGCAAGGGATGGAAGGTCAAAAAGGGCGACGTTCTGGACGATGACGGATTCAGGCCGGAGGATGCCGACCTAGATAGGCACGACAGAGAAGTGTTTGGCCCCGGGCAGCCAGAAAGGAGGTAGTAAATGGACGGTAAAACCATCACCAACAGAATGCTGCAGCTCATCAATGAAGTGAGCACATCGGCTATAATCAATTCCAGGGCAACTTATGATTTCATTAACGAAGCGGCTAAAGATTGGGTACTGCAAACCGAGTGCTTGACCAAACAGGCCACCTTAACCACAGTGGCAAGTCAAACTGAATATGTCCTGCCTGCTGATTATCTGGGGCTTTACCTCAAACAGGCAAATAAATATTACGTCAAGTATTACGATGGTTCAGACTACATTTTCATTTATTTCAAGGATTACGCCGATATTTACTTTGAAAACGACACCACGGACGTTGATATTCCGTCAGATTTCACTATCCGGGATTACGGCAGTCTTTATGCTCAAATAGCGGGTTCAGCCAGCGCGGATGGTGCGGCCACAGGCGGAAGATGCCTTTTAACCACAGCCGCGGCCACATTCGCCAATGCCAGCGCCGGGGATCAGATACACAACACAACAGACGGTTCAAGCGGAGTAGTGCTTTCCGTAACAGATACGAAGAATATCTATGTTGCACTGTTCGGCGGGACAAATAACGACATCAGCAACGCCGACGCTTTCATCATTCAACCGAGAGCAAGATTGATGCTGGTCTTAAACCCTCCCCCTGATGATGCCGGAGATTACGTTTATGTTCCGTATCTTCAAGCGCCCGATCCGGTTTATAACGATTACGGAGTATTCAGAATCAACTTCGATTATACCGAGGCTTTCGCCAACTACGCAGCTTGGCGGTACAAATACAAGGACAAGGCTTTTGATTTCGGGGACAAGTTCTACGCCGTCTATCTGAATGAGATTAAGAAATACCGCCGGCAGACCCCAAAGGCTTTTGCCCAGGATGCAGTCAGAATTTATCCGAGGATGAGGTAAATGAAGAAATATTTAAGCCTATTATTGCTTTGCTTGCTGATTGCTTTCCCGGCTTACGGGCAGGATTTAAAGGCAAAGATGATTCCCTTAAACGGGAAACTGATTCAAGCTGATGATCCCACACAGATTGGGACGAATTTTCAGACATTACAGAATTTACGTTATACCGACAGCCACATAAAAGGCGTGGGCGGAATGACGAAAATCAACAGTTCTGTTCTGTCCTCCTATCCCCATGTCCGAAACGCTTATCATTTTGTAAAAAGCAACCCGGTAGAAAGCCATGTATTGCTTCATGCTTTAAATGCTCTGGAAGCCACTCCGGTTATTATTGAAAGCACAACAGCCATACCTTCAGCCGGGACGATTAACGAAACCACTCCCGTAGTGTCTTTGACTTCCACAAATGCCGGATTTTTCGCCACTGTTCCCGGTGACAGCGTTATATTTGCCAATGGGGATCAGACTTTAATCTGGGCGGGCAATGAGGATAAAATCAGCGCCTTTATCGCTTCCTCGGCAGCGGTAACTTACTATGTGACAAACAGCAATGACTACACTGATATTTTAAGCAACTCCCGGACCTCAGACGATCAGGTAGCCACGCTGATGGTGGACGGAGGGAATGATGCCAACACAATGCTTTTGCTTCACCTGGACGGGGCGGACGGTTCAACCACGTTTACCGATTCCAGCACCAATACTTATGCTGTCACGGATGCAGGAGACGGACAGCTTGATACGGCACAATATAAATTCGGTTTAAGTTCTGTTGTTTTTGACGGCACAGGCGATGGACTGAGCGCAGGGGCGGCGGCAAACTGGACATTCCTAAGTGACGGCAGCGCCTGGACGATTGATAAACGTTATAAAGTAACCAGCATTGGAACAATTCAAACCTTATTTGATACTGCCGGAGGCTCGACAAACAACGCCGGAGTCAATGCCACAATTCTTACAAACGGGAAAGTGCGGGTCTATGTTGCGCGGAAAGTGGCCGGACATTATGCTCTGGACTTTACTACAACGGACAATGTGCCCTTAGACACTAACTGGCACCATATCGCCATTACTTATAATCCAACCGGGGAAATTGGCACGGTTTATGTTGATGGCACGGCTTTGGCGGGGACAGGCACAAGAGTAGAGGCTTTCAGCGCAGACGCTCCGGCCAATGCCCTCAAATTCGGCTTAAACGGAGACGGTGCGTCAGAGCCCTTCGGCGGATGGATGGATGAAATCAGGGTAAGTAATGTTGTTCGCTGGACAACTGATTTTACCGCGCCAAGCCAGGCTTACGGCAATGCAAGTAATGTCTTTTTAGTTGGCTCCAAACGTCCACTTCAGGGTGCAAAGTTCTACGTTTCTACAGGTAACGCTTCAGCCTCGACCATGACCGTTAAGGAATGGCAGGGGACGGCATGGACTACGCTCTCAATTACCGATAACACCGATACAGGGGCAACGCTCGCAGTCACCGGGACAATCAATTGGACGGCATCAGGGGCGGCGAAAGCAAGGTATATTAACGGCCTCTCGTTATATTGGTACCAGTTCAGCTTTGATGTAGGCTCAGCAACCCTCTATCAAGTCACCGTTGACGCTCCCATGCAGTCAATTTCCAACCTCTGGGATGGTCAAGAAACTCTTGCCATTAAGTGTTTAAAATATGACGGCAGTACCTATAAAGATTATTCCATAGAAATTGCGGATAGTTCTCAAAGCAGTTACGCCGATCTTTCCAGTATCGCCGCCGCCCATGCTTTATATCTTGGTTTCACCGAGCCACAACAGGCTTTTGATATTACTTTTGTGGCCGGCAGTGAAAACGGCACGGCGGCAACTACCGCAACCGTATCTTTCTGGAATGGCAGCGCATGGCAGGTAGCCGGGGCGGTTTATGACGGCACCATGACCACCACAACGGCCTTATCCAAAGGTGGAGTTATTGCTTTTCAAGCCGCGACAAAGGGGACGGAATTTCAAACCACTATCTCGAATGAAGTTCCTCTTTACTATTATAAAATCCAATTTGCCGATGCCCTGGACGCTGACGTTAAAATCTCGGAAATCCGAGGGATTCCGTCCCCTCCTGATATTCTGCCCTTCAGCTTCGTTACGATGTATCAGGGCAGGGCGATTCTCTTAAACGAGAACAGTGCCTATAAAAACAAGCTCCTGTATTCCGCTTATGGCCGGGCTGATGTTTATAACGGTACTGATTCGGGGTTTGATTTAATCGGGGATTCTTCCGAAATAACCGGATCATGCACCCTGAGTCTTGTTTTAACTTCGGCCTTAGAACAGCTTATTATCACTAAAAAGAATCAGACTTACAGAATTTTCGGGGATGGGCCGGAAAATTGGGAGCTGCAGCTAATTTCCGGGACGGTAGGTTGTGTTGCACCTAAAACAATGAAAACCGTTTCTCTTCCCCTTGATTCACAAAGCAATTACATCGGTAGGCACATTGCTATTTGGCAGGGGTCAGAAGGGATTTACGTCAGTGATGGCCGGACGCCTTCACCGATTCATAACGACATTAAAAACCTGTTCGACAAGAGATCCACTACCTCAATAAATACCTCGATGATTGATAAGTCAGTGGGCTTTATTGATCAGGAGAATTTAGAATACCATTGGCTGTTTGCTTCCGGCACTTCAACCTCTTTAGACAAGGAATACGTTTTCGATCTCAGAAGATGGAAATGGTATGAGATTGTAAGAGGGACAGGAAAGCAACTGCAATTCGGATTCAAGGTCACGGACACCTACGGGAACAATTATAATTACGGAACCATAGATACCGGTTATGTCGAAAGACTGGAATACGGCAACAGCTTTGACAGTGGGAATATTGTTCATACTTTCCAACTTGGGGATATTGCCCTTGCAGAAATACCGCTTTATGAGACCAGGGCGCAATACGTCAATCTGGCAATGGTGGCGAAATCAACCACAACTAATCTGGTGAATTACACTCACTACGCCGACACTTCCACTTCGGGAACAACTATTACCATGTCCCCGGCAGCAACAAACAAACGGATAGCGAATGTAGTGGCAAACATCAATTCTCCGATCGGAGTCTTTCATTCTCCGAAACTGGCAATGACGACGAGCAATGAAGCAACGGGCTTTGAGCCTTTATATCTGGGATATTTTTACAAGGTCGAAAGAGAACATCTGCATTAAAGGGAGGCATTATGGCGACAACTTACGATTTGGATATAGACCGAATAATGAGAAGCATCAGGCAGCGGAAGGCCACGGGCGGCTTTGTACCTCAGAGTTTCATTAATGATGTTCTTGGAGCGAACATACAAACGGCAGCTTCCAGGGCGGCGGCAGACAAAAGCCTATCCATGCAGGAAGCGCGGGATGCGACACAGAAGGAACAGTTTACGGCAAGCCAGGCGTTCAGTTCAGCCGAAGCAGAAAAGAGCAGGTTGTTTAATGAAGCTCAAGCCGAAAAAAACAGGGAATCGGCAGGGAAACAGAGCATGACTAGCGCGATAACGCAGATACCGTCAACGATCCTGACGGGGAAATATCTGTATAACGCAGCAAAGTCGCCGGAAGTTGTACCTAAACCCGGCGTAAAAGGATCGGAGTCAAACCCGTTTAAGATAGATGTTAACAACCCGGAGCCGGTGCCTCAAAATACCCCAGTTGAAAACGTGCCAAATACAGACCTGTATCAGCCCACGAATGTTAAGCCGGAGGTTATGAACCCTCAAGCAAATATGCCGGAATGGTTAAGCGAACCTGGACTCCAAGAGGGTGATGCAGCCCTTGATATTTTAGGATCAGGAAACCCGGAACAATTAGCAATTCAAGGCGGCGGGGATATGGGGCTTGATGTTCTGGGTGGAGCAGGGTTAGAAACAGGTGCTTTGCCTGCCGCAGAAGTTGCCGGAGATGTTGGCCTTGATGTGCTTGGTGGCGCAGGTGGGGGCGGCGCAGGGATAGGAGCAGGAACTGGATTTAGTGCAGGATTGGGCGCTTTGGGTGGGACGGCGGCTATTGGGGGCATGGCGCCCACGATACTAAATACAATAAGACCGGATGCCACAGAGGAAATAGGCCATGATCTTACATTAGGACTTGTCAGAGATGAAGGTGCGGCGGATTTCATAGGGAGTGCAGGAACGGGAGCAGGAGCGGGCGCATTGGCAGGAACATATATTTGGCCAGGAGTAGGAACGGTGGTAGGTGGCGTGGTAGGTGGTGCGGTAGGTGGTCTTACTCAGATTTTAAGAAAAAGCTGCATTGTTCTCAGTTATTTATATGGGGCGGAATCAAAAGAAGTACGAACGGCAAAGGTTTTTTGTGGTCGAAGAATGACAATACCCCGGTTAGTTGGTTACTATCAAATTGCACATAACCTTGTCAATTTGATGGAGAAATATCACTGGATGCGCAAACCAATCGAAAAGATTATGGCACGGCCTTTTGTTAATTATATGCGATGGAAACTCGGGCATATAAAAGAAGTGTCTGTATGGTCAAAAGTGTTCTCGCCGGTATTCTTAACCTTATGCACGGCAAGATATTATTTAGGTGAAAACTCATTTTATCCGAAAGGGGCGGATAAGTGCATTGCTTCCATAACAGAAGGGAAGAAATCAGAAATGGTGGTTAATGAGAATGTTTAATTGCTTCGATACGATCAGACCACGCAGGATGGGTAGACATAAAGCCTCCGCCGGAGCCATCATCAAGGGCTTGGAAATACTTTACTTGCTGTTCAATGGTAAAGCTAAAGCATTTTGTGAGGGTTTCCGAAGCCAGCTTGTCAGCCTCATACTCCTGAGTCTTGCTGTAATTATTGGTGACGGTAGGATTAACGACATGGTTGAGCAATCCGATGTTGGGAATAAAAAACCCGGCGACAAGAAAAACACCGGTTGTAACGTAACTGACAGCCCGAACATTTCTCAAATGGTCAAGTTTTACATGGGCAAGTTCATGGGCAATTACAGTGGCAAGAACCTCATCGGAATATTTAAAAATGCCGGTCGTAAGAACAACTATTTTATCGTCTCCGACCCAGGCGTTAGGGGTGGCGGAATCTACAACATGGAGCAATCCGGGGCGACCTTCAGTAAGCCCGATACAGTGATACAATCTCTGATGGATAAGAGAGGTAGAGCGGGCTTTTATTTCAGAAGGAAGTTGTCTATCAACAACGGTTTGCTGCGTTGTGGCGCAAGAGGTTAAAAGCAGAATGACTATAAATAAAGATATTTTTTTCATGCGTATATTATGCGCTTTTTCTTCAGTAAGCAACAGATATTTTTAAAAGGAGGACATTTCAATGGGTGATTGGGGAGATATAGCAGGCGGATTTAACCAGGGAATGCAGCAAAATGTCAGAACCATCGGAGAGCTGCAACACATGAACCTCCTTAAAGATAAAGCCGAAAGAGAGAAGAACGTATTTGAATCATGGAAAAAGCAGGAGGAAGAAGGCCAGAGGCCGATATTCCTTGATAATCTGCCTGTTAAATTAGGGAAGAATGTCCAGACGAAACTTGAAGGCATTGCTGAAACCCAGGGACTGATCAACACGACACCAGACGGCAGGAAGTTTGTCCGGGCGAAACATGGGAAGGAACTGCTGGCATTGACCAATTCCCCGGCACTTTTAAGCGAACAGATGAAGGACTTGACCGAGAAGGAAACCGAACTGAAAGGCTTACTGGCCAATACCAAAAAACCGGAAGAGGCACAAGGCATTCAGGCGGAACTTGATAAAGTCTTACAGGGCAAAGATGCGCTGTCCATGCAGAGTAAAGAGTTTGCGGACATGGTTGAGCAGAAGAAAAGGACGGCGATACTGGAAAAAGAGGCCAACCGAAAGGAATTCAAGACCCTTGACCAGTTGAAAGTGGAGATCGGAGAGGGATTGAAAGCGGGTAAGACATATGATCCAGCGCTTTTGGAACTTGTGGGAGTAAAAGGAAAAGAGAAAACAATCGGCAATATTCAAGCTGATGTTATTACTAAATACCTTGAAAATCAACCACTTACTCCCGCAGAGCAAAAAATAAAAGACAAATACTTCAGGGGCGAAAAAGACACATACGAAGATACCAAATTAAGATGGAAAGCAAAGGTTGACGCTTTTGAAACATCTATCGGCAGGGCAGCGAGTGCCGAAGAGAAACGCAGACTGTTTATTTCCGATCCTTATGGAATACTTGCACCGGGGGAAGATGAGAAGGCTCCGCCGCCGCCTCCTGGCCAAACACCGCAAGCGGGAAAGTATCAACATACGGCCACAGATGCAAAGGGAAATAAAGTCGGTTGGGATGGCAAGAACTGGGTAGATATAAAAACGGGAAAGGTTGTTAAATGAATCCATTGCCTCAAGGGTTTAAATTAGATCAGCAGATTGCTCCGCCACAAGGTTTTACGTTAGATGCGGAGGGGTCTAATCTTCCGCCCTTTGATATTGCTTTGCCTGAAGGGGCTAATCCCGAAGCTGAAGCGAAAAAGATTGTTGACAGCGGAAATATCAAGCCTCCGGAGGGGTTTATTATAGATGATCCTATCGGCAAGCCCTCCCCTGCTGGCGTTGGGATATTACCGTCTATGCCCGAAAAAGCCCCTGCCATTACTCCGAAACCAATGGAGCAAGTAAAAGTTTACGGCATGATTGATTCTTTGCCCGGCCCCGTTTCAGAAGAAGTTAAAAAGGCGGCGATTGAAAAACAAAGAGAGAAAGAATATGGCGTAATTAAGGCAGCTCCGGCTTTTACCCTGTCAAATGCCATCGAAAACATACCGCAAAATATGGAAGATATTGTCAAGGAAACCGGCTCACTTTTGATGAATATAGGCCGCTTTGCTAAAAACGCTCTGGTAAACCATGAGGAAATGAACAAGCAAATGCAGCCTGCCGTTGAACTTACCGGAGCAATTATTAAAGATTGGCAATCGATGTTTAAGGGTGAAGCACCGAAAGAAATTTCAAAACTTCCCATAGGGTTTGCTCTCGATAAAGAGTTCGAAAAGATCGCTCGTCAAGGTATCTGGCAGACGTTAGGACAGTTCGCTGAAAGACGGCCTATTGATGCCTTGTTAATCACTCAGGCGGCTAAAACTGCTATTGGCGGTGGTGTTCGCGTAACGGCGCAGGGCTTGAATAAGGCCATCCCCAAAGGAACAAGGATAGGCGATAAACTTGACAGTTTTTTAAGCACGGACAGAGCGCCTATCGTTTTTGAGATGCCTGCCGAAACTCAAGTATTAAAAACACCGGAAGAAATCGCGGCGGGAAAGCAAGCGTCTAAAATTAATAAGGTAAAAGATGTTCTTGACAACGAACAAGGGAAAGTAGCGGTAAAACTTCCCGATGATTTGGAAGTAAAAAAGCCTGATATTAAACTGGCGGAAAAACCGGAAGCGGCACAAGGCGGAGCGACATTATCTCCTGACGAAACCGGCATTATCCCCGATGCGGCAAGACCGAGAAAAACCGTTTCTGAACCTGTTAAAACGGTTGAATTTCCACGCGAGTATTCTACTGATCCGCTGACAAAATACATTTATCAAAAATCGTTTGATAAAATACTTGACGTTTTCCCTTCAGCAAAGAAAGCCCTTGCGGAACACAAGGCCAATACGCTTATTGATAAACTCCGCCGGACTTACGATCAGGGCAATTTTACCCAAAGACAAAAGCTCATTGATGAAGCAATGAATGAAATCAATATGCTTTCCAAAGAGGAACAGGCAATCATCATTCCTTATTTGGAAGGCCGCGCTTCAATCATAGGTGATACTTCAGAGCAGTTTAAAAACTTTGAAACATGGTATCGGGGGCTTTCTGACACAATCCAAAATGACCTTTCCGCAATGGGGAAACTTACACCGGAACAGATAAGAGAGCGCCTTTATCAACCATTGACTAAAGCCACAGGAAAGACAGTTGACGAAATAACAGCGGAGCTTGGCAACTTTACCCCGGCGTATGTTCACCATACATTCCCACAGACATTTAGCCAAAAGATGGGTGATTTCTTTGCAGACACGACGGCGAAAAGATACACGCCCGGATTCCTTAAACGCTCTCATGGTGTTGCTGGTTACACAGAAGATTTCAATGAAATACTGCCTAAGTGGATTGCTCAATATGTGAAGCTGAAAAATACTGAAGGCTTCTTAAATGACTTTACCGGAAAGTTTGGAATCCCTGCCAACATCAAAGATATAAAAGAAGTGGCCGGCGGTCTGCAAGTCGGTGACAAAACATATCGTGGGTACAAGGTCATTGCGCCTGATGGAATCCTCAATTTTTATCGGGGGAATGTTGACTTTTACAAAGAGGTATCTAAGCGCCTTGAAGCAATGGACTTTGATGAAGCTATTGCCGATGCTGTAAAGGCTTCTTTTGAAGGGCAGGGCAAGGACTTCATGGGTGTTTCCAAAAACCGCAAAGTTTATCTTGTTCCTGATAATGTGGCCAAAAGGTTGGAAAGTTACGCCACGCCGCTTTTCGGATCGCAGCGCATACAAAATGCCGTCAAGTTGGTTTACGACAAGCCTACGCAGATATGGAAAGATTTTACGCTGGCCGCAGCTCCCCGCTGGATTAAAAATAACGTTATTGGTGACATTGTTTTCAATACGATTGAGGGCGTGGGACCTCTTAGTTATACGAGATCATTCAGGGCAAAATACCATGACATTATTCCCGATGAATTATTGAAAGCATCTTTTGCCAACACGGTAAAATATAATCCCAAATTAGGACTTGCCGCGCAAAGCACAGTCGGAAAACTGGCTGAAGCAATAGGCGAAACTACCCCGGTGAAACTCGCATCAAAGGCTAAAGATATTGGGTACGCTTTAAACACTATGTTTGAACAGCCCTTTGTCCGGTCTTTATATGTGAAGCTGGCAAGAGACAAAGCAGTCGCCGATTTAAAGGCCGCTAAAATGCCGGTCACAGAAGAAAACATTTTTGCAAAACTTAACGAGTTTAAAAATAACCCCGCTATGCGCGAACCGATTATTGCAAAGGTTGAAAAGACATTGCCGGTTTTCGATATGGCCGGGAACTTTGAGCGTAAATATATAAAGCGAATCATGCCTTTTTATAACTGGTATAAATTCATGGCGCAATATGCCGTTAATCTTCCCGCTACTCATCCTTTTAAATCAGTTGGTGCAAGAGGGTTAGGGGCTTTATCTGAAGGGCAAAGAGAACAGGCTTTTATAGAAATGTTCCCTTACATGAAAAGAGAAATAGAGGCAAGCGGAGTGCCTGATAGGTTTGATAATTTATGGCCGGTAAAGATGGGTGATGATGGCAAAGCGGCCTTTTTCAATGCCAGGGGATTTAATATTTTCACGACAGTTGAGGACTTATTAAAGGGCGACTTTTTAAATATGATGTCACCTTTAATTAAAATCCCGATGGAACGGGCAAGTGGTCGGGAAACATTCAGCAACAGGGAATATAAGACAGGTGAGGCCGGGTTGGATTTTCACGGCAAGGAAAAACAAGTTCCGCCTTTGGGTGAGCATATTCTCAACCAATTCCAGCAGCATCAATTATTAAAACAAACTCTTGTCCCGGCAAGGCAATATGACACCGGGACAATTATGAATCCTGAACCGATCCTCGACAAGATTACCGGGGAATACAAATACCCCATAGATAGCGTTGAGAAGTGGTTAAACTACGCTGGTATTGACAAGAGGACGCTCGATGTCAGGAAAGCCTTTGATGCCTATAAAAAGCAGAAGGCCGTCGCCATAGGGGAAACATTTAACAAATATCAGTCAAAGGCAGACACGGCACTTTCGCTCGATGACATAAAGGGGATTTTCGACAATCTGAAAAAAGATAAAGTTAAATGGAACGAATTAATAAACGAGTTACGCGACAACGCCCAGCAAGTGGCGAATGACAAAAAAGAAAAAGCTAAATTAATTAAAGGTCTAAAATAGGAGGGTTCACATGAAAAAGTTAATATCAATCATCGCAATCGTTCTGCTGCTGGCTACCGGAGCTTACGCACAGGAATGGAGTTTCGGCTCAGGGCAGAAAACATCTTCGGCGCTGATTCGCACTGGTCCGGGAATGTTCTATGGAATAGCCATAGCAACGGACGGTTCGTCTCCGGTGACAGTGAGTATTTATGCCGATACCACGAACTCCGGGGATCTGCTGGTTCCGACTTTCGTGGCGACTACTTCCGCGACAGACCGGACAAAATCATTTTTCGCCTATCCGCCTGTTAAGTTTACTAAAGGTTGTTATGCAGAAGTGACTTCAGTTGGGACTTTCGGATATGTCGTCTATTATGGCGAATAAGGGGGATAAAATGAGAAAGATAATATTTGCGTTACTCCTTTGTTTGATTACATCCCCTGTATATGGGGGGTTTAGTGGTGGGTTTTCAGGTGGAGCGTCAGCACCAGTATCGAGTGACCCCATCTTTGACGCTGCTGGTGACTTGGTGCAGGGTTCGGGCGCAAACACTTCCGCCAAATTGACTAAAGGCGCAGAGGGTACTTTGCTTCGTGCCGGTGCTTCGTTAAATGCCTATTCGACCTTTACGATGGCGGACACCTACGCAAAAGGGACGATTCCTTATGCTTCTCTTGCCAATACCATAACGGCTTTAGCGCATCCGGGGGCAGCGAATTACATCTTAGCCACAACCGCCGCAGATACGATCGGATGGATAAATACTATCAGTCTTGGTGCAGGTGGCTTCACGGTTGACGCTGACGGTGATGTAATAGCCAAGTCTGTGACGGTCACTCAGGGTGCAACTGGCTCAATCTATACATGGCTTGAAGGTTCAGGCGGTGGAACTAACTTCCGCAAGATAAGCGTACCCGATGCCTTGACCGCTGACCTTGAATTGCAGTTCCCCGATACGCTACCTACAGCCAATCAGTTCTTGATGTTTCCGGCTCCGACACTTGGGAAAAGCGTAGGTGCATGGACTACGTTCTATCCGTTCTTTGTTCCGGCGGGGCCAACTCAGGCACGGACATATACCTTTGCTGATGCTGATATGACGATAGTTGGAACAACCGATACGCAGACTTTAACTAATAAGACCTTGACCGCCCCGATTACAACCCTTGCAAGAGTTGATGGGCATACAGGACTGAGCCTTTCCGCTGCGCAGGTTTCGGGAACGGTTATACGAAACACAGGTCAGGCGTTGGCGGATGTTAATCACACATTACCACAGGCGGCAGAAGGGTACAGTTTTATAGCTTTTGTGGGTACGACTCTGGCGGCGACAAATTATTGGAGATTTACCGCTGATAATAGCCCACAGGATTATATGTGTCTTGATGGTACTTGCGGAAAGACTTATGTAAGCGTTGACACCCCGACAATGGGCGATACCTTGACCTGCTACACAGAACAAATTTCAGGAACAGGACTTAAAAACGAGGCTGACTTAGGCATAGGTACTTCGGCGGCCACAGCGGTAAAAAACACAGTAGCGGTTGAATTTGATATAGCTGGGACGGGGTACTCAAAAGCTATCGCTGAAACTGCACCCGGCAATGATACCATACCTCAAAACAAGTATGGTGCAGTGGGATTTGAAATAGGGGCAGATGGTACTATTGATGCAATCGAGGCCACAGATAATGCAACAGGTTATGACTCCGCCGCTTTAGCCATAGCTGGTATTCCGGCAGTAGCGGCAGCTCATACAAGGCTTGGAACAGTCACGGCAATGAGTACCGAAGCAGGCGGTTTTGTGTTCGGGACAACTGAGTTAAGCGCAGCCAATACCACAGTGGCCTATACCGATGCAGCCGTTTACACGCCTTCCTATGGATGGATTTGCATAACCGGAAAGGGAACTTGGTCAACCGATTAGGAGCTAATATGAGAATCATATCAATAATACTTTTGTTACTGTTTTCTATCCCTGCCTTCGCACAGGAACAAATAGCCATGCTACCTCCGACTATGTGCGGCGGCGGGGTGAGTGCGGCGGCTTGTATAACAGATGCATCACCTACGGATATGGTGGCGCAAACGGCAGCGGTAGAATTATTTGTTTCAACTGGCACGGATTGGGTAGCCACAGCCTTTGTTTCCGATGGTTCGACAATTTGTAAGATCGAAGTTTACCTTGATACAAGCACTGGTAGTGACCCCACACCTTTATCCTCATTAGCTGTCTATATATACTCGGATGATGGCACGACGAATTGCACGGATGGTGCAGGTTGCCCATCTACCGCTTTAGCCACATTCAGCGCAATAAGCACAACGGGTTTAGGTGCTGCTCCCGGCTGGAAAGCATCGACGGGAACTTTTTCTGGTGTAAATACAACCCGCTACCACGTTGTTCTTGCCAGTGATGCAGTTTCCGCAACAAACAAGGTTCGCTGGTACAGAGATTCATCCTGCACAACGGAAAGTGTTGTTTACGGCGGCACTGGCTCAACGTGGAGTAACGGCACGGTAGGGTCTTGCCAGAACGTAAAATTCTATAAGTGAGAATTATGAAAAAATACCTAGTATTACTTTTGCTTCTGATTGCGATACCGTGTTGGGGAGAAGATTTCTTTGTTGGAGAAACCGCAACCGGAACGGCAGACGGTAAATCTTGGGCTAATCAGTGGGCTTTATCTGATGTGTCAGGAGCGACAACAAAGTGGAACGCTATAAAGACATCGGGATACATCGGCCCCGGCGACACTATCTATATTGACGGCGGTGCTGCTGGTATTACTTATACGACACAAATAAGAACAAGGGCGGCTGGCTCAAGTGGCAATGTGATTTCATGGAAGCCCGGTTCTGATTCCCCCGACCCGACAAACCATGATGGCAACGTAACCATTACAATAACAAGTTGCTCTGCGGCAACATCTACTTATCCAATATACATCGGTCATAATTACTCTGTCGTTGATGGAGGCGTGGATAAGAAAATAATAGTAAGGGATAGTTGCACAAATGTGGCCGCACCTGCTGTTATTATCGGGAATCTTCAAGGTGTAAAGGTAACAAGACTACAAGTTACAGACAATGGTATTGGTAAAGCTGGAACAGGAATACAAATCTATCAGCATGGCGTTGATGTCGCCGGAGCAGTCGAGGTTTCCTATAACACGCTTACGGGTAACTCAATTTACGGGATTAAGGCCGACCCCGGAACCGCCAGAACTACCTTTGGCCGTCTACTTATTCACCACAACACTATATCGGGAATTTATGAAGATGGAATATACTGCGGAACGACAGGTTGTGATATTTATAATAATACACTGACTGAAATTAGCACAAACAAGACAACTCAGCATCCCGACCCTATTAACTGCGCCAATAGTTATTGCAGGGCTTATAATAATTACCTCTACAACCTTGAACAGCACGACAAGGTGACAAACTCCTATATCTATCTTGGGTTGTATAATTCTCCTTCTGGTTATTTAAAATCATTTACTTATGAACATTCTGAATCTTTCCCTCTTGAATCATACGACGCCAACGTAACACCAACCCATACTACGGGCAGCGCAACGGACTATGATTCTGCCAATCTTGCGGTTGGCGATGCAGTTGGCGCGAATACAATATTATTTACAGAAAGCATTACTTCAGCGAATCTCAATGTCACTGGTTACGATTATATAACTATTTCGTTGTGGTCGTCTGTCAACCTTGCTGCCGGTGATTTACAATTACTCGTTGACGATACCGCTAATTGTGCCAGCCCGTTACGAAGTCTTGACATTCCGGCCACGACTGCAAACACTTGGACTCGACATAATATTTTGTTAGGTGGTACTTCTGATCTTACGGCGATTATTAGCTTGGGTGTAAAACAGATTGTTGATAAAGGTGCTTTTACGATCAAAGTAGGAGGAATAGCCGTCAAGGAGCGAGTGGCGAATTGGTCTAATATTTATGTTTATAACAACCTTATTGTCGAAACGAACAATGTCACTGGCTCACAGGCCAACGGTATATATATCACACAGACCTACTCATCAGATAGTGTCAGCAATATCGGAATATGGAACAACACGATAATCGGAACTTCTGCTTATGGCCTGTCCTTCTACGATGCCACAGGAAGCGGCAATTTATCTAATGTGTCAATAGAAAATAATATCATTAGGAATTGCGGCCAATTAACCACCGCCGCCGTTATTTTCGGAGCAAGCCCATCAACTTATTCTTCGCATGGCGGAAGTGGACTTGTCTTTGACTACAACTCTATTTCAGGCACGAACACGGCAGGGCCGAAGGTATATTTTAAAGGGACGGCATACGCAACACTGGCGGCACTACAGGCGGCGACTGATATTCAAGATCACGGTTTAGATACAGACCCGACCTTAAATTCTGACTACAAGGCAACAAATGAATCATCCAATATAGTCGGGGCGGGAGTAACACAGACTTATTTTACTGTTGATAAAGACGGAACAACACGCTCCGGTTCTTGGGATATAGGTGCATACGAATATACGGGAACGCCAACCGATACAACAGCACCGACTTTATCTAGTCTTACTCCTTCGGGAAACGTGGATTACGCTACCACAAAACAGCTTTCAGTAACGACAAACGAGAACGCCACTTGCCGTTACCATGCCTCATCAACAACATGGGCAGACATGACGGAAATGTCATCAACGGGCGGCACTACCCACACTCAAACCGTCAATGTATCAGTCGGGGCAAATAGTTTTAAGGTTAAATGCCAAGATTCTATCCCTAATGAATCGGATGCGGGCACATGGAGTTTCACGGTAGCCGCCGCGCCTGTTTCACAATGGGTCGTGACTACATCTTACGCCGGAACCGGAACGGGAACGACAGACCCCGCCGAAGGAACCAGACTTGTAAACGATGGCACTACAGACACGACAACCCAAACTCCAGGTGCAAATTCGACTTTTACGGGTTGGAGTGGAACTTGTGGGTGCACCGGAACTGGTGCTTGCGCTCCATCTATCACGGCCTCTTGCACAAAAATAGCCACATGGACGGCAGATACAAGTTATACCCTGTCCGTTACCGCAGGAGAGGGCGCAGGGGTAATTGTTTCTGACACAGGATATATTTCTTGTGGGAGTGGTAATGTAATATGTGAAGATAGTTTTTACTCCGGCACGGTGGTTTTGACCGGGACTTGTGCAGAGGGGTTCTATAACGGGCAGTGGTCAGGTGACGGCACTGGAACGACAACCCGAAGTTTCACTATGAGTTCAGATCAATCAGTAGGTTTCAGTTGCGAATGGGCAGGGGCAAAGATCAGCAGCGGTTCTATGGGCGAAGGCTCAATACAGTGACAGCGGTTCCCCAATGGCAGGGCGTATGTTAGAGCATACGGCTTTCGCAACCGCCAGAGGGTGCATAAAATAAACGGAGGTAAATGTCAATGGCAAACGGTGAAAACGGAAACGGGAATCGATTTATTTCTTGGAGGGCTATTGTTTACGGATTGGCAACTGTTCTTTTTATCTGTTTGACTGGCATTATCACTGATACCAGATTAACCGTATCTCAGGCGCAGGACAAAATTGAAAAACTGCAAAAGCAAAAAGTGGAAATGGAGCAATACAGGTGCGACATTCAGCGCATTGAAGGGAAACTCGATAAGTTAATAGACTTTCAAATTAATGGAAAACAGAAGTGATTGAAAACTTTTTCACCCTACTGACCGAATTGGCGGAGATATGGGAAGATTATCTAAGGAAACTATGGACGTTAGAGAATTAATAGAAAAGCATGAGGGCAGAAGGAATAAGCCCTATAAATGCCCGGCTGGAAAAATGACGATTGGCGTGGGTTATAATTTTGATGATAACCCCTTGCCCTCTGACATTGCCGCATATTTAAAAAAGAACGGCGAAATAACAGAGGACATGATTGATCGGCTTTTGTTTATATCCGTTGGGGTGGCTGCTTTTGATTGCTATAAACTGTTCCCTGACTTTAATAACTTCTCGGAGAATAGACAAGCGGCCTTAACTGATTGGATGTTCAATCTTGGGTATCCCAAAGCAAGCAAATTTTACAACGCGATAACGGCAATTAATGCTGGCAACTGGCAACTGGCAGCAACGCACCTATCAAGAAGCCTTTGGTATGAGCAAGTGCCGAACAGGGCAGAAGAAATCTGCAAGATGATTGAGGAAGGGTAAAGAAATAGGATCGGTTTGCCGGCCCCGGCAAACCGATAATGTTGCGTATCACGCATTAACCACAAAACGGTTAGCGTATCATATAAAGGGAAATGTTAGACACAATGAAATCAGGATTTGTTACAGACCTTGATGTTAAACTGAAAAACGATGATGATAGTGTCTGGATTGTCAAGTCTCCGCTGATATATTTCAGTGAATTGCTTGGCTGTATTATCAGCATCCCGCAGAGGTTTGAAACGGAAAGTAGCGTTGAATTCCATACAGACCTTGCCTCAGTTCCGCGAGTTCCTATTATCTATGATATGTGGGGTAATCGCGCCCACAGGGAGGCCGTACTACATGACTATCTTTTCCGCTTTGATTCCATTCCGGTTGTTTATTGGCGGGTAGCAAACGCGGTATTCAAAGAGGCCATGATTTCTACCGGGAAACCGTTCAGGATTTACTTCTGGATGCATATGGGCGTGGTGCTTGGCAGTTACCCTTCGTATCATAAAAAAAGCGTAAAGGATAAACTATGAACCCTGAAAACGTAATTACCTTAAAAAAATGGATTGTGGGGATATTCTCCACAGCTATCAGTGCGGCGGCTAATACAGTTGTGGTAATGATAGTGGCTCCCGAAACCTTCAACGTCAATGAAGGGCTGTCAAAGGTGTTCACGGTTGCCGGAGTATCGGCACTGGTAGCGGTGGCAAATTATCTCCGTCAGTCACCCTTGCCGAGCTGCTAATTCAAGAAGTGATTTATTGTTGTTGTATTAGCCGCAACAACTGCGGCATCGTCAGTGTTTTTATCCTTAATTGGCACTGTCTTTTTGCTAATGCACATAATAAAAATTACTATCAGGACAGATAGACAGGCAATAGCAAAAACAGAAACGGCGATAATTTCCCAAATATCCATACCCTCTCCTTGGCCTGCTGCAATCAGCGTTCAAGAGGTAGGCTCCTTTGCCGGGGTGCTGATTACTGTATATATTTCCAATTATACTGTTCAAACTTTTCTTTAATACATGCTTGAATCTGTTTCTTTAGTTCTCCCGGTTTAATTTTTTTCTCTAACAGGTCGCTAGTTTTGTCCAAAGAACAGTTTACGCCATCGTTTGCTGCAATAGTAACCATTACATAAAAAGCATCGTCTGTTAAAGGAACACTTTTATTTTCCGCATAAACATTACTCGCTATCAATAAAACCATGCGATTATCTTTTTCATACCTTCTCCTATCAAATTAATCGACCTGCTGCAAGCTAATAGGTGGCTAATCCCGATTGCTTATCTCTAAATCATCTTCAGAATACCATATACCCCGCGCATACTGGGTGTCGCCTACAAGCACCTTGCCGTTTTGTTTTTCAAGCAAATACCCTTCCGTCCAAACCTTATTGCCTTTTTCTCGGTAAAAAATCTTTTTCATACCTTCTCCTAGTGGTGCTAATAATTGTATCAACTTCCCACGCCCAATTCTGGAAATAATTATGGCAATAATCACAATGCCATCCATCTTCATACACAGTAAGCGATTCCCCACATTCACAAGTATAGGGGTGTTTTGTCATATCCCCTTGCCGTTCATCCAACGCATCTATTTGCTCAGGTGTCCACGGAGCAAAAGATATTTCTTTACCCATACCCCCTCCTATCAAATTAATCGACCTGCTGCAAGTTAAGAAGTAGCTAAGATTTTCCCGTTACCAATATTGCCATGCTTAATATTCCATAAAAGCTACCGTATAAAGACCAAAAGGCAGGTTGAATTATTATCGCGTTTTCTTGCAAAATGATACCGAAAGTAACGTAAAAACACATTAATACAAATACAGCTAATATCCTCATACCCCCTCCTTCAGGCCGCAATCGCCTCCGCTGACCTCTTGCGTGTCGGGATTTCGCCACGGCTTCCAGAGCATACAGTTAGCACCAACACAAAACTCCACGCCCTTTAAACTTGGTGTATATTCGTTAGTAGCCAAAATAGAAAGCATAATTCCCCTAAACGGGCACTCCTTCGTCCTCGCAGTCTGTTCGTCCATTTATGCTCCTTTCTCGATAAGGTTAGGGTTAAGCACTCCCAAATTTAAAAGACGCAAAATGTTCTTCGTCGCCTTCAACGAAAAAACCAAGTTTTTCTAATTCAATTTTATCTTCATCACTTACCGCAGAAGGTTCTATATCCACGATAATCATAATATCATGTTCGCAAACAGTTGGATAAGCCGGATTCCCATACTTCCTGAAAATCTGTAATGCCTTTATTAAATCGTCCATACTTTTTCTCCTTTCCTATTCGTTTATTTTCGGGGTTAAACAGCCTACTAAATTGCCATTAGCTCACAGAACAATCCGCAATCTTCTACAATCGGTTTAGTGTGTATTCCTTCTTGTGGGTTAAGTTCATCAAGGTAAGTATTTTTAATGCACGTTCCCCCAATAAGCCTTTCCGCTATTGCCCTTGATAAAAACGCTTCGGGAAAATCTTTTCTGATATGATTCCAGTAACCCTTGCCACCCTTAACGCAACCGATGCAGTTGTTGTTGTTATAGCCGAGGTCATACATAGCAGGTCTTTTTATGCCACTCGCCGAAAGTATTTCATGTGCTTGCTGTTTCCCTATTCCCCTATCCACTAAAGGGAAAATGTGTTTTTGTTCTTTCATGGATTGCTCAATTCTTTCGCATCTATCTTTCTCGCTTGCGTCCATTCCCCAGACATAAGTTAAGTCTGTTTTATCCATTTCCCATTCTGCCCGAACTCTACGCTTTAACAACCGAGTGCAGGGCGCACCGTGTATGCCATTAATATAACTTGCCGCCAAAATAGCGTTATTAACGCATTTATAGTGTGATGAAATTATCTCAACTTCTTTGCCAAACCATTTTTCGCAATCTTTAACAAAGCGCATAGTGTCGGGATGTTGGTCGTCAATATGCGTATAGATAATTTTATCTATATCTTTAATCATAATTTTTGTTGCGACAGCACTTGAAACACCTGCTGAAAACCAAGAAACAATCATATTGACTTTTCCTTTCTAATCGAATATTAAGCATTAACTTTTTACGGTGTCAGTCCCATTGTGGTGTCGATCGCTTTCAAGCTCAGACCAGCACATTTAATCTGACACAATTAAGTGTTTATTTTTGTGTCAAAATGTCCCTGAATAGTTGACATTCTAGCGTTAGTTGCCCCGTGTAAAAAAAGAATCCTCAAAATCATTCTTCCGGCATTGGGGGCAAAACTCAATAGTTTTATGGCAACTTTCCATATATTCTGTTTGGTAGAATACATGGTGTTGAGGGCATTTACTGCCCTGATATTTAAGTGGTAAGGGTGTTGTTTCTTGCAACCATTTTAATACTAAATTAAAAAAATTCTCAGATTCAAATAGCCAAAAGAAAAAGTCTGATTGATTTTTATTTGGCTGAAAAAATTGTTGGTATGTAAAATTAAAAAACTTATCCCAATCTCCTTTTTGCTTCATTATATTTTTGACAGTGATAATATCGTCTCCATCAAAAATATGCGGCTGATTTCCAGCCCAATTCATATACTCAAATATTATTGATTCATCTTCTGTTTTCATCATTTCTCTCCTTGACTTTTATAGTCCGTTCTTATAGAAAGTGTCACCCCATGAGTTCGCTTGCGTTGTCAGTACCAGTTGACCTTCAATGCCAGCGTGGCTTTGAGGGGTGAGGCCGAGGGTTCAAATCCCTTCACTCACCCCATTTTAATTTACAAAAACTGTAATGATTACAATTTGTTTCATTTTTCAAGGGGGGTAAAACTACCATTTAATTACCCTGTTTTACAGTGTCAGTGGAGTTCGCTTTTTCGGTGTCAGTATTGCAGCCCCATTGATCGGCCATTGCATCCGCTAATCCCAAAAACGTCCTTGACCTATTCTTCCATCTCTCCGGTCCAGGTGTTTCCTTCCATACACGCCCTTCTCTGCCATCAACAATATTTGTCGGTGTTAATTTTGGTAAGTTTTTAAGCCAAAGACAGGTTGCTTTTGTTTCTCCATGTCCGAATTGCCACGGCTGAATAATTTGATCGGGTTTTCTAATTCTGCTTGAAATAATGCTTATGGGGTTTTCAATGGCGATTTTTGGTATTGGAACGTCCATTAACCATTGGACAAAGCATAACGCTTCTATCTGCTCTGGTAATTTATCCTTGAACCACCGCGCTCCAGATACGGCAAGATGCGTGCATGGCGGGTGTGCAATCATTAAATCCCATTTATCGGTATCATAGTAATCTTTTTCAATGACATCTATAATGTCACCTTGTATATGTTGACCTGGAATCTCGGTAGGCATTAAATCACACGACCAGGCATCATGCCCTTTAGCTTTAAAGGCCTCACGAACTATTCCCGAAAATTCACAGGCTACTAAAACCCTCATTTCCC